GAGGGAGTTACTCGCCGTCAAGCACAGGCAGGTGGCGGACAAAAGAGCGCACCTCGCCCGCAGAACTCGGCTTCACCTCGCACCCGTCCTGCAGTAGCAGTCGGAAATGAAGTAGACGAACCGTTCTGATTTAATCAGTAATTAAAAATCCCCCTGTTAATTTGCTACGGGATAGCAAGACAGGGGGTTTTTTTATTTATATGTGTAATAGTATCCGTTATTAGTAAATATGTCAACTGAACATCGCAAAGCGCCTCGTCGCAAAGTCAAAGAAATCCGCCGTGTCGGAACTTGGGGCAAAGTCATGTACGAACATGTACTTGAGTGCGGTCACACTGAAACAAGAAATCGTAAAGCAACAGTTCCAAAGATTGCGTGCGCTTGGTGTTTGAGAACAAGTGCAAAAGAAATTGAAATCAGGGCCCTCGCAAATCCAGCCCCGCTGCCAGACGACTACGACTCACAGTTGCTCAAGTCGGAAACAGAGATTGACAGAGTGAGGGCAAAGATTGCTCATGAGTTTCGTATCCCATTAGAACAGGTTGATGTCGCATCAGTAGATGTCACAGGAAAGTTACAAATAAGTGGTGCAGTCATTTGGTTATCTGCCTCCGAAGTGCGTAGGATAGCCGACAACTAATTCCAAGTAAAAGGGGGACACTTGTCTACTTCAGATTTATCTTCGGGGCTGTCGCGTCGGAAAGTCTTCACCCAAGAACAAAAAGACCAAATAGATAAATATCGTTCCGAAGGAACACAGATTGAAGTAATTGCAATGTTGATGGGTTGTGGCAAAGAGCGAGTGCGCCGTTACCTCAAAGATGAAAAAGGTGAAACGCTTAAGGGCGATTATCACAAGACGAGAGTCGCATACCAAGCAAAGGATATTGATATTTCGTATCCTGATTTTTCAAACGCATCGTGCAAAGAAGCAGATGGAAGCATGTGGTTTCCTCGCAATCTTCCAGATATGAACGGGGCTCAACGCGCAGCGGAGTACGAACGCATCGCCACAGCAATAAACATTTGCCTTTCTTGTCCAATTCAACTAAAGTGTTTGGAGTACGCAATACTCGCTGAACCATTCGGTATTTGGGGTGGAACAACAGAAGCAGAGCGTGTTTACCTCAGAGCACGAAAAGGAATTGAGTGCTTGCGTGAGGGGAAAGTATTCATCAACGGAATTGGTCGTAGGAATTCGCAGACGACAATGATTCTTCGTGAGTCATATGCAAAACGATTCCTCAAATCAGAAGCAGTTCGTAGGTATCTAGAGATGGTTTCGTGAAACAAATATCCCCGCAACTGGACAATGTTCTGTCCCGACTGCAGGGTGTAGTTCGTGTTGGAGATGGTTTTCAAGCGAAGTGCCCGTGCAGAAATGATGACGAGAACCCATCGTTTTCTGTATCAGAGGGCGAGAGTGGCAAAGTCGTCATGTACTGCCATGCAGGTCGTTGCGATACAGCCAAGGCGTGTGAGAGTATGGGTATCTCTATGGCTGACCTCTATCCACCTAAAAAGAAAGAGGAACTCAAACTTGTTGCGACATACAAGTACATGGACGCCAACGGGACTCTGCTGTTTGAGAAACTCCGCTACATAAATGAGCGCGGTGAGAAAACATTTCGTCAACGCAAACGAGATGGAAGTGGTTGGTCATACAAACTAGGTGACACCCCTCGGGTACTGTACAACTTGCCGATGGTTGTAAAAGCAGTAGCCAACGGTGAACCGATTTGGGTAGTAGAGGGGGAAAAAGATGCAGACACTCTCATCAAAATGGGTATATGTGCTACGACTATGCCCAATGGGGCTGGTACATGGTTGCCCATGCACACAGAAGTTCTCGCTGGAGCAACGGTGGACATTATCGCCGACAAAGATACAGCAGGAACAAAACACGCAGAATCGGTTTACGAAGAACTAAAGGAGGCAGGTTGCGATGTCCAAATATGGACTTGTACCCGTGGTAAAGACATTACAGACCATCTCAACGCTGGTGGGTCTATTAACGATTTGGTTGCTCATCAAGCGAGTGATGTGGTTGAAGAATCACCCGAACGACTGGAAGAGGAAGCCCCGACCCCTGAGTCAAGCGCACTCACAGCAATTACAGAACTCCTACAACGGTCAGATATTTCAGACACACAGAAACTTCTCAAAGCGGAACTTTTAATTGCCAAGACCTCGTCAACCAAGCCAGTAGATACTGGTCGTCTTGTTGAGTGGAGTACATTCGTAAACGAGTCAGATGATGACTCATACGATTGGGTAATCCCAGGATTGTTAGAGCGCGGCGAACGAGTAATCGTTGTTGCAGCCGAAGGCGTTGGTAAGACAATGCTCGCACGGCAGTTAGCGATTTGCTCTGGTGCTGGAGTTCACCCATTTACATATCAGCCGATGAAGCCAGTGACCACACTTCTTGTTGACTTGGAAAACCCTGAACGAATCATTCGTAGAACTTCTCGTTCCATTTACGGGGCTGCGGCCGCGGTGTCCCGAACACAGAACCATCAGTCGCATCTACTCATAAAACCACAAGGTCTTGACTTGCTTCGTCTTGACGACAGAGCCGTACTGGAAGAACAGTTGGAGATTGTCCAACCTGACATTTTGATAATGGGTCCTTTGTATAAGGCGTTCCTTGACCCAGGCGGTCGCACCTCAGAAGCAGTAGCGATTGAGGTTGCTAGGTACTTAGACACGCTTCGTGATGTGTATAAGTGCGCGCTTTGGCTGGAACACCACGCACCACTGGGAACTTCAATGACTTCACGAGAACTGCGCCCGTTCGGCTCAGCCGTGTGGTCCCGCTGGCCCGAGTTCGGCGTGTCCCTCCAACCCGACATGACAGGAATGCCATATCATTACGATGTCCGACACTTCAGAGGTGCCCGTGACGAACGCCAATGGCCTACTAGAATTAAGAGAGGGAAACGGTTCCCTTTTGAAGTCGTGGAGTTTGCGAACCATTCATTATGAGCGATAAGCCGATACTAAGTAAAGAGTTCCTTGCGGAAAGAGATGCGCGCATTTTCAAGATGCGACAAGCAGGAGTTGCCGTATCCGAAATCGCCCGTCGTTTCAATGTGTCTACACGAATCGTCGGTTCTGCAATTACCCGTCAGTTGGAGAAACTGAACAGAGAGACAGCACTTGCGTACCCTGAAGTACTAAGAATGGAGTTAGAGCGACTTGATGGTCTGCAAGCCGCCATTTGGCCTCTAACACAACATCGTAAAGAGACGCAAGATGACGGGACTGAGGTCCAGTTCCAGCCAGACATGAAGGCAGTCCAACAGGTTTTGTCAATCATGGATAGGCGTTCAAAGTTGTTGGGCATGGAACAGAACAATGTGAATGTCAACATGGACATCACTCAGGCTGGTCAAACACCAATCCGTGCAACGCTTGCTGGTCAAGAAGGAATGCAAAAGACCATTTCTGCATTTGACCCAGAGGCAGAAGCCCGTGCGTTGTTGACATTGATGGGCGCGTCAGGCGTATTGCCAGCCGATACTGTCTCCAAAATGCTTGGCGAAGGGGCTATTGTTGACGCAGAGGTGATAGAAGATGAGCGAGATGAAACCAACTCCAGAACCAATGGACAACTTGAAATCGGCGATGGACAAAGTGGCGGAAACGATTGAACCAACAGTCTCCAGCATCATCAAGGAAGACGACGGCCCCGCCAGCGACCAGGTCCTAATTCGCACTACAAAGGCAGAGAAGGCGCGTTGGAAGAAGGCTGCTGATGCGCTTGGTATCCCAATGTCACAGTTCTTTAGAGAAGTCATCAATGCGCGCACTGACGAGTTGATTGACTGCACTCACCCAATCAACATGCGTAGATACTACCCATGGGCACAATTCTGCAATAAGTGTAATACACGCCTGAAGTAGAGTTAGTCGCGAGGGGCGAAGTAGTCCTTTTCGTCCTCATCTTCGTTATCACGGAAGTAAAGAAAGAGCGCAGTTGTAGGGTTCTTGTGTGAGCGAAGCCAGTAGATGCGCGCTTCCTCAATGTACTTCTTATACTTCTTTTTAGCCTGTTCAAGTTCGTAGTCATCAAGCATTGCGACATACTTGTCCGAGATTGTTTTCATCGTAAGTGGTGGGTAATTAGCCAGTTCACGGTAGTAGTCGTAAATCTTTTGACTCATTTCTTCTTCCTGCTTTCACCCAAAGGCTTGCCGATGTAGCGGCCGCGTGGGCCCCGCCCGATGTCCCCAGACACAAATCGCTCTTGACTCCAGTTTGACAGTGTGCGCTGTTTACGCGAAGGCTTGTCAGTTCGGTAGCCACCACCTGCTTCTCGGTACTTCTTGGCAAGTAGTTTTGCTTTGCGTGTTGTCCACTTACCAGATGGACCGCCCTCTGAACCGTTGAGTATTTGACGCTTCAGTTTGTTGCGGAGTATTGGTTTTGTGTGTACGCCCTTGATTTCTAACGGCTGTTCGTTAATGAATGACTTAGTTGCGTAAGAAACCCAAGCAGGACTTACTTTAGTCACTCGCGATGCGCGTGTCAAGGATTTCTCTCCACGCGCGCCCGTCATCTTTCCAAGTGAACGCATAAAGGCTGCGTCATCAGCAAGGTCTGGTCGGTAGCGACGCATGGCAGCGACAGCCATTGCCTCTGCTACCCGTGCTTCGCTCTCAGGCGTGTTCTTGTGTGTTGCAAGACGCATCATTGCGCGTATCTTGCGCAGGGACGAAGGCGGGACTTGCTCCAGACGGCGTGAAGTCGGATACGACAAGAGGTCTTCTTCTGCGAGGAAATCAGCATCATCGTCATTCCCGTACATCAATGTTCCAAACTCGTCTTGGAGGTCGTAGAAGATGCTTCGCACTCTGTCTTTGTAGTTGTCGTCATCGTATGTATCAGGTATGTCAATGAAACTCTGGTCTGGCTCGTCCCAATCACCCCTAACTGCTTTTTCAATTAGTTTTGAGTAGAACCAAGCATCATCAAGACCATCACCCAACTGTTTTTCTGCACTATCAATGATTTGCCGAAGTTTGAGGCGTGCTTCAACCGCTTGTTCAGGGCTGTCAGCATTCAAATCGTTGATTTCGTCAAGAACTTTGCGGGCTGCTTCTGCTTGTGCGCGAACATGAATCATCTTCTTGAGTGAGTAGTCAGCGGTGCGAACCATTGCATCAAGGCGTGCCTCAATGTCACGGGCAACTTCTTCTGCTTCATACAACTTGTCATCAAGTGCTTCATAAGGCAGACCTGCTTCTTCTGCCTCAATGGATTGCTGTTCAAGTTCGCGTGCGCGTGCGCGTGCTTCCCTGTGTTGCTTAAGCAAAGACTGCATGTGCTCTGCTGTTTCTTGTGGTCTACCCCAAATCCATTCACGCTTACCAGCCTGAATAAACTCTGAATCGTTATTCGGCATGCGGCCCGACGCAAGGCCCCGCGGTGTTGCGTTGGCGTATCGGCGAACGACTGACTGTGGGTCATCAGGAATGAGTCGGCTGTCAAGAGGCATTTCCACTTCAAGTTGCCAGTTGTTGTCCCCAGCCATATTCTCAAGCCACTTGTTGAGAATCTTTCTCCTGTTGCCAATAGCCCGTGCGCGTTCAGTATCGTATTCGGTAACTTCTTGAGGTATGGCGTCGTCATCAAAGAGGTTGAGCAGGGTGGTGAGGTTTAGTAAGCCTGTTTCCTCAAGGTCACGCATCCACCAAGTTAGTCGCGCTGCTTCTTCTTTGCTGTAAACAAGACCAGTACCGTTGCCTTTGCCCTTGATGAAGTCGTCTATATACCTTCTAAACAATGATGTTGTCTCTTGGACATCGTATTCGCTAATGCGCGTCAAGCCAGTTCGTGGGTCTGCTGAACCGAATATTGCGTTGTACCCAAGTTTTGGCCAAACGAGTACACCGTCCATAGCAGCGTCTCCGTAAGCAGATTGGAAACCTGCAGCCTTACCCCACACAAACGAGTGGTATGGGATTAACCCAAAGTCGCCCTGAGACCTAAACTCCTCATCAACTTGGAAGTAGTCAAGAGTAAATCGTGGCTTATCACCGTAATCAAATGATGCACGGCGTTCAATGTAGCCAATTTTCTTTCCGTTTGACACCAATACTCCGTTCACATGGAACATGAAGCGGCCAGAATCGTCCCGCTTTATCGTTACGAAGTCAAAGGTTGAGCGGTACTTCTGTGGATTTGATTCAATCCTGATTGAACCATCTGGCCAGTTGTAACCGCCCATGAACATCTCGTCAATGTATTGAGCGCTACGAAGCAGAGCCTCAAGAGTTTCCCTGTCTTGAGGGGTGATGTCCACTTTGACTGGCGTGGTACCCCATCCATCAGTACTTGCGAACTTGAGATTGTCGCGGATACGCATTGGGTAGATGCCGTCCTCAAGGATTGTCTGCACCTCATCAATGGTCATGTGAGGCACTGCGTAGTTGAGTGTGCTTTGGTTATTTGTATTCAAGATGTCGTACTTAGTACCAAATTTAGCGTTGTACTCTTTAACGGCAGCATCTAGGGTGTTATTGAGTGCAGACATTCCTGCGTTGGCTTTCTTCCAATCGTCCCTAAATGTCTTGCCACGCTCTACCCATGGTGTC